CATCTGCTGCAGCACGCCCTCCATCGTCACCGTGCCCGCTGCAGCGGTCGCCACTCCGCACGTCCAGGTGACGCCACCGTCCACCACCGTCGCGCCCACCGCCGTCGGCCAACTGGGCTGTGTGGTGCCGGTGATGCCAGTGGTGACGGAGGTGGCGCGGTACAGGTAGCCGTTCAGCGTAGTGGGGACGCAGAGGTCGCCCACGGCCTGTGTCTCACTCGGCGCCCAGATTAGGCACCCGCGCTGCACCGCGTAGGTGGTGGGTGTCAGCCCGTACAGCCGTTCGCGCTCATAGAACGAATCGGACAGGACGGCCACCGTGGCGTCCCGGCATTGCAGCGTCACCGACTCGCCGTCCGCTACGGAGATGCTGTCGATGCGGCCGACGAACAACTCCGTCCAGGTGGGGCTCGTCACCAGCTCGTCGACGGCTCCGATGTAGAACTCGACGCGCACGCGCCGGTACAGCGCCACCGGGGGCGAGGGGCTTGCGCTCGGGACGTAGCCGCGGGCCGTGCCGGATGACAGCATGAGCGGGGAAAGGCTGTGCTCGAACACCTGGCGCCGGAGCTGAATGCTCGCGGTCGGCCCCTGCCCGTCGACGTCCTCCTGAATGCTGACGCCCATGAGGAACCGCTGGTCCCCGAAGTAGGAATCCACATCCCGAAACACGCCGCCGGCATCCTCAAGCGAGACGCGAAACGCCGGAGCGTAGGCCCCGGACGCAACTCGGACGGACTCAGCAGCGGATAGCGGGCGCATCTATTCCTCGCGGAGCGTCACGGAGAGGGAGCCCGCCATCGGCGTCCAAACGCCGCCAATCCACGCCGGGGCGTAGTCGAGCGAGGACACGTCCCCGCGGACAAAGACGGGCGCGCTTGCGGAGCTGCCAGGGAATAGGTCGCCGTAGGCTTCCAGCCTTGGCAGCGGCGGAAAGGGTCGGCCGGTCGCGTACAGCAGCGGCGGCCATGTAGTCGGCACCACCGCTGGCAGCGCAACCAGGTCGTCCATTATTGCGTAAGCGCTGAACTGCAAATAACCAGCAGAGGCAGAATAAAGCGGCGTCCACGCTGAATCGTTGCGAGCCCCATTAACCCACGTTTGCCCTAGCGAAGTTATTACAAAATGCAGCCACTCGGCGCCCGTGTAGTACCAAAACAACACACTCCACGATGGCCCCAGCCTTGTGGCCGCTAGCGCCGCGCTGGAGCCCATTGACAACCGACCCACGCCATACTTCGGCGCGGGAGACGTCGAGCCCACGGCCGCCGTCAAACCCGAGAGCGGCAACCCCTTGGCGCTGTATAGGTTGGCGTCAAAACTCCAGACGTGCCCCTCGCCGCGAAACAGCGCCATCCATGCGAGCTGGTCTATTTGGGACGCGACGGGAATGGTCAGTTCAAGCACCCGCTTCTGCCAGCGCCGATTAAGGACGGCCGTCCCGTCAAAGGCGCGCGTCCGTTCGCCCACCTCCTCGACGCTGCGGGACAGAGAGTCAGCGCCGACCGGAACCGTGATGCCGTTGATGACGAGTGCCGGCATGGATTAGCTCCCGAACGCCGGCAGACCACCGAGCGTCCCGCGCCCCTTCTGGAAGTTTCCGCGCCGCCGGATGGCTTCCATCTTTGACCAGATGGCCTCCGGGTCGTTGCTGACGATGGTGACGTATGTGTCACCGACCAAGGCGCCGGCAGACGAGCCGAGGTCTGCCGGGAAACGGGCCGTCGTCCCTGTGTTCGTGGCGTTGTAGCGCGCCAGGTCCACCTTGAATCCGCTCGCCGCGTTCGTCATGCCAGACGCCAACTCATCAGCAGCCGCGGCGGCAGTGCCGAAGGACTGCGCCGTCGTCAAGGCAGAGTCCCAAGTCATTGAGACGGCCGCCGCCAGTTGGTCCTCGTAGGTTTGCGTCGATGCCTTGGCGCTTTCAAGGCCCGCGGCCCACTCTCCGAGAAACGCGAGCGGCCTTTGTCCGGCGATTTCAAATCCGGCAATCACGGAAAAGACGGATTGAATCGCAGAAACGATGCCGTTCCAGACATTCAGAACGCCGACGACGATGCCGAGAATGACGATTGCGACACCCTGCATTGTGGCAAACACGCCGCGCAACGCCTTCTCGAGAACGTACATCACCGGCAACAGGGCCAGCTCGAGCACCTTGGCAACCAGCTGGATGATGGGCGCGAGGGCGCCGAGCAGCGTCCCCAGCACCACGAACACCGGGAGAAGCGGTTGCAGCACCTGACTCACCAGCGGAACGAGCGGCGCAATAAGTCCGGTCACGGCCTGCACCACTGGCGCCAGCGCAGAAACCAGGTCCGCAACAGGCACCAGCAGTTGCCCGAGGGCGTCACCGAGTGCAGTAAGAATCCCATCGAGTGACTCGGTTAGGCGCTGAAAGCCGGCGCTGCCCTTCACCAGCTCAAAGATAACGGCGACCAATGCGCCGATTTCCCCGCCCGCTTGCGCCATAGGCCCAGTGGCCGCCTGGATGACGCCGCTGACCTTGCCCATTGCGCCGACAACCTGGTCCCGAAAACCGGAAAAGGCCGCCTCGCTTGCCTGCTGCAGTTCCTTGGCGGCAGCTTCTGCGTCCAAGTACGCCTGCCGAGTTGTGTTGAACCATTCGCGCACAACTGGATTGAGGTCCCGAACTTGCGCCAGCGAGTCCTCAAGGTCCTCAAAGTCCGCGAGCGTTTTAAGACGGCTTCCGTCGAACTTGTCGAGCCATTCCGGCATCTTGCTTGTGACGCCGGAGCGCCTGGCACCCTCGCCAAACGTCGACGCGCCAGCAAGAAACAACTGCGACTCCAGTGGGGCGCGGTCCGCGCGCAGCCGGTCAACGTGCTGGGCCGCCTTGCGCTGGTCCTCGTTCCACTTCTCCCAGGCAGATAGGTACTTCTCCGCCTCGCCGCCCTTGGCCCCCAGCTTGTGCAGGAAGTCCCGCACGTCCTCGATGCCCTTGATGCTGGAGAGCGCCTCGCCGTTGAACTTCTCGAGCGCGGCCGGCACGTTAAGCGCGCCCGCCATCTCCATCGAGTCGCGCAGGTTGCCGCCGCGGCCACGCAGGGCGCGGAAAGAGGCCTCCATCTTGTCCGCGCGGAGGCGGCCGAAATCCTCCGTGGCCTTGTCTGTGAGGTCTTTAAACTTGCCAACCTTGGTGGCGTTGGCCGGTAGCAGCTTGAGGAATCCCTCCAGCTTCGCGCGCATGTCGTCGGTCATTTTGCCGACGCCGCTTTTCATCATCGCCAGGACTTCCAGCGTGTCGTCCTTTAGTGCATCCAGGCCCGAGTCCGTGGGCAGCTGCGCCACCCAGTCGGCCACCGTCTTTCCGAACTCCTCCCACCCGTCGACGTCCACCAGGCCGTCAATGTGCAGAGCCCGAGCAAGGCCCGCGGCGCCGGACACCATCAGCCGGATGACGCCGGCCCAGTCCTCGGCCACCTTGATGAGATATTTCTGGAACGCCTTCCAGATGTATTCACCGACGCCGCCGAGCTTGTTTCCAAGCCAGGTTGCCTTTTCGCTCACCCAGCCCCATACGGCCGCGAACTTCTCTTGGATGCCTCCGAGGTTCTGGTCCCAGGCTTCGCGCACTAGCCCCGCAATGCCGATGAGCAGCGCGACCGCCACCAAAACGGGAAGCGTGGACGCCGACAGCAAGCCCATTGAAGACGCCACAAAGCGGACGGCCGTAGCGGCCAGCTTGAAGGCCGGCTCCAGCTTCACCGCCGCCATGCCTACCGCGGACACGCCGAGCGCAATCTGGATGAACTGCGTAGCCATGGCGCGTTGTTCCGGCGTCAGCTGCCGAAACAGCGTCACCACCCGGCCCACCGTGTCCGCCATCTGCTGCAGCACCGGAAGGGCCAGGCGGGCCACCTCGATGGCCACGGCCGTCGAGGCGTTCTTCAAGTCCTCGACCTGCTTTTTGACCTGGGCGTCCTTGCTTGCCGCAACAGCCACGGCCGCGCCGACAGCGGCCGCGACCATGTTGGACATGTCGCTGGCGTCCTTGCCGAGCCCCTTTAGGTTGCGGCCGAACGACTCAATTTTCCTGGCCGCGCCGTTGAGCTGCTTCTGGAGCTTCTGCGTGTTGGCCGTCAGGGAGACGTAGAGGTCGCCTACTTTGAGTGCCATTGCCTACCGTCTCCGCGTCTTGGCCTGCGCCCTGGCCTTGTCCATCTCCTTCTTCTCCCGAGCCGCCCGCTGCTCAAGCCACGCCGCCCAGACATGCAGCTCGTCCACACTCATGCGCGCCGCCAACTCACTGACCGTCATGCCCCCCAGCGTGTGCGCCAGGTGGAACAGGAGGTCCGTCTCAGGCTGCGCCGCTGCTTTTGCGGGCGTCCTCCTGGTCCACGTTGACGAGCGCCAGCGCCGCAGTGGCCACCTCGTCAAACCACCCGCCCGCCGGCAGCTCCAACAGGGCCGCCTCGTCCGCGGGCTCAAAGGCCTTTCCGCCCGTCTCGACGTCCCAGGCGCACGCCATCACCGCCGCCACCTGGAGGCGCCCAAGGTCCACCGCGCCCTTTCCGTCGCCCGCTACACCGGCCGCCTTCAGGATGGCCGAGCGCCCAGCCACTGACGGCTGACGCAACTCCACCTCCAGCGGGCCGCCTTCCACGTCCAGCGTCAGGCGCTGGCTTCGAAACTTGGTGGTTGAGAGCAACGCCCCGCGCAGCTTCCCCATTAGACACCCCAGCCGAAGGACACGGACTCGCCCGAGGCGGCAGTCTTGGCCGTGCCACTCAAAGAAACGGACAACTCCACGAGCCCATCGCTGGAGCCCTTCTCCTCGAAGGACTCCACAAGCGCCCACCCGCGGAACAGGTAGCCGCCCAGCCCTACCTCCACCAGCACCGGCAGGCCTGCGGCATGGATGCCTGCCACGGTGACAGCCCCGGCGCCGCCGTCGTTGTCCAAAAGCGCGGACTGCAGGGCTGTAATGCTGGCCGTGTAGTCCCTAAGCGTCAGCTTTTTGAGCGCCACGCCGGCCGAGTCCAGCGTTGTGGAGTCCGCAAGCGTGCCCTGCACGGAGATGCTGAACTCGCGCACCTCCGCAACGGAAAGCAACGGCAGGTATTTTGCCGAAATGTACACTGGGCCAGTGACGGTGTAGCTGTCCGCGAAAGTTACCAACCCGAACAGATGGTCCACCGTCCTGTTGCTTTGGGCAACCTCGACGCCGTTGTCATAAACCGTCACAGGCCAGGCCGGGTCCAGCACCCGCCGTGACGCACTCGTGACAACGTAGGTTTTGCCGGACACCAGCGTCAGGGACGTGCCGGATATGGAAACGGCCGTCCCGGCTACCTTCACCGAGGCTGCATGCGCGGCAATGGCCATCGCTACACCGCCGACTTCGCGCCGTTCAGTTGCAGGGACGCGGAGAACTCAGCCTTGCCGTCCACGCCGCCCTTGACCTCGTAAGACTCCACAATACACGGGTAGAGGTAGCCCTTGCTGCCAGTGGAGGCGTTGGGGTCCCACTGAACCGTCAGATAGACGTTGGCGCCCGTGTCGAAGCTGGAGCGGATGAGCGCCTGGGGCGCGTCCGCGCTCTCAAGGTCGCCGGACAGGCTGAACGAACCGTCCTCGAGGCCCGCCAGCTTCAGCTTGACGCCGGCTGAGTCCTTGAAGTCGGTAACGTCCAGCATCGTCTTGCTTGAGGACGCGGAGAAGTCGTTGAGCCCCTTCACCTCGTCCGAGCTGGTGGCCGTAGCCGAGGTGGACTTCACGTAGATTTTCGCAAGATGCGCTGCAATGGCCATGACGTTGTGTCTCCTGTTACTGCTGCTCAAGGCGCCGCAGCGCCCTCATCATTGCGGCGCCGACATTCTTTTCGAGCGCACCGCCGCGCCCGTCTGCTGCGCGCTCGAGAAACTTGGGAGGCGTGCCCGTCATCCGAAACCGGTCTTTTACGCCTGGGAAGCCATAGAAACCCTCATGCGCCTGCGCCGCATAGGGCGCCTCGTATCCACAGGTGACGGTCATGCTCTCGCCGCCTTTGGATGCCTCGCCCGGGGCAATGAAACCAGAGCCAGCAAGGTCGCCCGTCTCAACCGGGATGCCCGAGCGGGACGCCACCATGATGTGAGCCGCCTCATTCCGCAACACTGGCTCACAGTCTTTGAGGACCTCCTTGGACGCGCGCTGCAGGCGTCGGCGCACGGCTTCCATGCCCTCAATCTGAATGAACGCCCTGGCGGCGCCAATGTTGAGCCGTGCCATTCCCCCACCTAAATGGGGGCGCGTTTTCGGTCTGGCGCGAAACACAAGGGGCGCCCCGTTGCCAGGGCGCCCCAAGTCACGGCGTCAGCCGAAGGCTAGGCCTTCTGGCCGAGGTCCTGGATGGCAACGCGCATGCTGCTCGCCGTCACTGCATAGCCGAGCCGGACAACCCGGTCCCCGGAGCCAAGCGACGAGTACGGCACGGCCAGTCCCGCGGAGCCGAGGTAGTAGGGCTCGCCAGCGGTGAGCCCGCTAAAGCCCGTCAACCAGCCTGCGCTCACATATGGCACCTGCTGGTTAATGTTGGGGGAACTCACGGTCAGCCCCACCACCCGCGCAGTAGCCGAGGACGAACACGAAGCAGGAGCGGCCTTGCCAGAGGAAATGATGTAGAGAGCGACCGGCCCGTTGTCTGCGCTGATGGACTGATGCGCCCAGAGGTCACCACCGACCAGTGTCTGGTGGTTATGGTAGGCATCGCCAGTGCCAGTTCCATTGTGTGCAGCGTATGCGTTGCCGTTGCCTGCGGTGAGAGTATTCAGGGCCACGTTCGTGACAGATGCCTGCGTGGCGCTGCCCGCAATGGTGAACAGCGAAGGCAGGCCAGCGACCTTGACGCCGGACGCGCTCTTGCTGAGCGTGGCCCCATCGAGCTTGAGCTCAAGTCCGCCGTTGACGCCGTCGAACTCCATGCCGGCATCGGACTCCAGCTTTACGGCGATGTCGCCACCGGAGAACTCGAGGCCCTTGCCGCTGGCGAGGTCCACGCGCACGCCGTCGCCGTCCACGGACAGGCCGAAGGCAGACTGTACCTTGGCCGCCACAGCGTCGGCAACCAGCTCGATGCCGTTGCCCACGTTGACGGACAGCTCGTTGCCGGACTTGGACAGCCCGTCGCCGGCCGTAATCTGGCCGAGCCCGGAGAACTGCACGAACGTCAGCGCAGTGGTGTTCAGCGTGATGTCGTTGTTCGTGATGAGGACCCACGTCGAGTCGCCGTAGACCGTGCCCTGCTCCACGAACACGCTCATCCCGTCCTTCACTTCGCTGGACGAGTCGGCATCCGTGGCCCGCGCCCAGGCGCCGGCAGCCACGACATAAATGCCATTGTTCTCTGCCGCAGTCTGGCCCGCCACGAGGACGCGCATGCCGGCAGTCAGCGACACGCCGTCAACCGACTGAGTGCCGGAGAGGGTGATGTTGCTGGTGGCAATGGCCTTGACCGGGGCCTTGACGTGGAAGCCGGACACCAGGCTGTCCGCGTAAGCCTGCATGTTGGCAACAACCGCCGCGTCCGCCGCCTGGAATGCAGAGGTCAGCGAGGCCGAAAGCGCCGAGTCCGCCGCCGCGTAGTTAGCGGCAAGCTGGCTGTCGGCCGCGATGCGAGCCGCAGTCTCGGTGCTCAGGTTGTTGGTCAGCGTGGTGTCAGCGGCAATGCGAGCCGCCTCCTCCGCGTCGATGTCGCCCTGGAGAGCCGTGTCAGCGCTGGCCCGAGCGTTCGCCTCGTTGCTAATCGACACGCCGAGAGACGTCACCGCCGCGATGCGAGCGGCCTCCTCCGCGTCGATGTCCGCCTGCAGAGCCGTGTCGGCGGCAATGCGCGCGGTCTCCTCATCAGCCAGGTCGGTCGTCAGTCCGCTGATGGCGTTAGCGCGGGCCGTCTCCTCCGCGTCGATTTCCGCCTGCAGCGCCGCGTCAGCAGCAGCGCGGGTGGTGGCCTCGGTGTTGAGGTTGTTTCCGAGCGTGGTGTCAGCCGCGGCGCGCGCAGTCGCCTCCGCGGTGATGTTGCTCTGCAGGGTGGTGTCTGCGCTGGCGCGGGTGTTGGCCTCGGCCGTGATGGCCGCGTTCACGGTGGCAACGTCGGCAGCACGCGCCGCGGCCTCAGTGGCCAGCCCGCTGTCGACGTAAGCCTTGCGGGCCGCGCTGTTCGCGCCGACCGGGGCGCCCAGGTTGGCAATGTCCGCGCCGCCCACGTCGAGCGCCACGCCGGACACGCCAGAGAGAGTCACCTTGCCGAGCGAAAGCTCGTCAGTCGCCGCCTGCTCCTGGCTGTAGCCCTCAGTGGTGTTGAAGAAAATGAACTTGCGAATAGCCATTGCGTCACCCGATGGGTAAGAGGCCGCCCAGGCCAGCCCCGGGCGGTTGCCGCTTTGTCGTCTTAGGCCTGCTTATGGAGTGCGCCCGTCACGTCATCGAAGGAATAGTCCTTGAGGACGATTCCTAAGCGGTCTTCAACCGCCTTGACGGTGGCTTGATACTGCTTCTGAGCCTCGCCGGACTTCTGTGCCACGGCGCGAGCCTCGTTCGTCATTTTACTCAACTTCCCCTCGGGGTCAATCTTGCGGAGGTAGGCGTCCCGCTGCTGGTTCCGAACGTGGGACTCTGCCGCCCAGCGCACCGTCTCGGACTCATAGAGCCGCAAGTGCAGTCGCTCCTCCGTCGTCAGCGCCAGCAAGCGCACCGGCTCGGCCGCTTTGGACTTAGCGCCGCCCTTGCCTTTGCCCTTCACCGCCGCCGGCTTCGCCGCGCCCTTGTCCGCCGCCTTCACTGCCGTCTTCGCCTTAGCCTTGCTTGACATTGTGTCCCCTTAGTGTCCGGTCGCGTAGGTGCCGAAACGACTCGAAGTACCGGAAAAACTCCGAGCGCGTGAACTCCAGCTCGAGCGCGTCCGCCTCCTCTGGCGCTAGCGCGAACTCAAAGGACGCGCGGTTGCGCGTCTTGACGTGTACGGCCGACAGCAAGACGCCGCTGTGGACGAGGTACGCCGCAAAGCCGATTTTCTCTGTGCGGAAACTAACCAAGGCGCACCAGGTGGGGCGACGGCGTCAACTCCAGCAGCGCAGGCCCCAGAGCCACGCCCACCACCTGGACAAAGGCAACGCCGGACGGCGAGGCCGCCGCCGTTGGCGCCGTTGTCGTGGGGCGTCCGTTAAGCCCGACAAACACAAGACGCCCAGGCACCAGCGGAGGCAGGCCCAAGGAAGACAGGTTGCAGATGCCGGACCGCTGCACCATTGCCACCGTGTCCGCCGGCTTGCTTACCAGCAGCCCCAGCACCGGCACGCCGGCCGAGCTGGACGGGTCTGCCGTCGTCACTACCGGAGTCCCGCTTGAGTCCGTAGCGCCAACCGTCACCAGCGCCCCGGGGACGTCGGTGTCCAGGCACAGCGCCTCAAAGGCGCTCGAGGCCGCGCTACCGCCGGCAATGCCGCCGCCGACGACAGGCGGCGCGCTGGAGGCGTCCGAGGAATACTGCGCCTCGACGTTGAGGCTCCACAGCGGACGGTCCGAGCCGTCTGTCGGTAGCCGGAAGGGCGCGGACTCGCGCACCTTCACGAAGACATACGGCGACAGGGCGGGCAGGGTGAGGGCCGAGTGGACGCCAAACGCCAGGGACTGGCCCGTCGCGTGGTCCTCGCGCGGACCGCGCACCAGCACCTGACAGGTGGCGCGCATGTAGACGCTGCGCGAGCCGATGTAGGGCTCTGCGTTGCTGCCGCCAGTGGAGAGGATGGCCACGGCCACGTCAGGCACCGTGAAGTCGTCATCCTCTGGCAACGCACCGAGGAACAGGTTTCGCGGCACGGTCGGCGGGCGCGCGAGGCCCAAGTCTGCAGCCTCCAGCACCAGCGCCAGGTCCGCGGCCACGTCTCGCACCATGGTTAGAACCAGACCTTCCGGTATTGCGTCAGCCCCGCGCCGTCCACGTAGAAGCCGATAGAGAGCGGGCGCCGAGCGCGGTTAAAGTCTCCCGCGGGCTCGCCGGGAAACCAGACGCGGGAGTTCAACGTGATGGCCGCGTCGGTGTAGACGACATGAGTGGCCTGCGCTTCCTGCCCCTTGGCGTCACGGATGAGCTTCTGCAGCGGCTGAATGCGCGCCCGAGCCGTCGCGGCCGGCCCCATCACCGGCTTTCCGTAGGCGTCCCGGCCGGTGAGCTCGGCCACCGTGATGGTCTGCCGGAACAGGTGCGCGGGCGTTCCCATCAGGACACCCGCAAAGAACGGTAAGGGGCCAGCACGGACTCCACCTCGGGCAGCACCAGCGAGGGCAGGGCGGCGCGGTATGAGACGGACCAGTCTCCGAGGCCCTCACTTGCCACGTTGGGGTCGATGGCGCGGCGCCGCAGCATGCCGGCGGCGACCAGCACCGCCGCCTCTTGCACGTCCTCGGGCAGCGTCACCGTAAGCGCCGCGTTGAGCGCCTTCTGCCCTGGCGTCACATAGCCTGCCGTATAGGTGACGACGATGCCATCCGAGCGCCCGACATTGTCCGCGGGGCCGTAGGTGATGCGGCCCATGTAAGCGCCCGTGTCCAACCACACGCCGCCGCGCCGAAGCACCAGGCCGGCGTCCGCCATTGCGCCCAACGACTCAAACCCAGCAGCGTCCACCGCCGTCCCGCCCTCCGTCACGCTGGCGATGCTGATGATGGGGGCGCGGTCCAACAGCAACAGCGGCCGCCCGTAGCCGGCCGGGTACTCCGTCACCGTGGCGCGCTCAAACGGCCGCCCGCAATAGCGCGCAATAGCCCGGGACGCCGCCGTCACGGCGCGCTGCACCTGGGCATCATCCGCCACGCCGAGGTCTCCCGCGACGGTGGAGGCCAGACAGAGGTCAATCGCGCTCGCGGGCATGCACTACCTCCAACAACAAAAACGCTGCCGGCGCCGGTCGACCGGACACCGGCAGCGACTCCGTGGGGGAGACGGAGATTAGGAGTCGGAGATGACGGAAAAGGCCTTGTCGTGCCGCAGCTTGAAGTCCACGCGGACGATGGCGCGGATGACAGTCTCGTCATACGCGGCCCGAGCGTCCGGGTGCAGGCTGACGTTCACGTCCCGATCCACGCCGTACAGGAAGTGCCGGAAGTCGCCGAAGACCAGCTTAGTGGTCGGGATGCGCGTCGACACCACAAAGGGCATGCCGCGCAGCGTCTTCGCGCCGAGCATCTCATCACGGAACACCCACCCGCCCGCATCACGCAGGCCCATCAGCTTCGAGGCCTTGTCCGGGGACATCAGCCACGACGGCGAGGTGATGGACACGTCAGACGCCAGCACCAGCTCCACAGCCTGGTCGATGTCGTCGATGTAGTTGGCAACGCTGGTGCCCGAACGCACAAACACGTTCGAGGCGTTGACCTGGGCCAGCAGGCCGGTCGGCTGGTTATTGAGGCCAGTGCCGTTGATGGCCGCAGCGTCCACGCCGTGGGCCATGGCCGTCCGCGCCTCCTCGCCGATGAATGCGTCACCGACGGCGGGGTTACGGATGAGGTCGTTCGAAAGGTTGATGAGCGCCATGCCCTTCTTCGCGCGGAGGATGACCTTGCCGAAGACGGGCTTCGTCTCGGCAGTCGTGTCGCCCTCGCCAATCCACGTCAGCGAAGCGCCGGTCAACTGCTTGGGAATCTCGAGCTGGTAACTGAACGGCACCATCTGCACGCCGAGCTTGTCCAGAATGGACACGGGGCGCAGGAACTCGATGACGTCGGAGGCGTACTGGATGGGCACCAGGGCGCCGGCCGAGTCGAGCACCGACTCCTGGACCGCCTTGGCCATGTCCGCGCCGCCGAAGCGGGCCGCGTTCTTCGTCAGCTCGTCCCGGCCACCGCCGCGGTTGTTGCCAACGGCCTTGAGGAACGCGCCGAAGGTGGCCGCCGACTTGAAGGCCGAGAACTTCGCCGGCTCCTCCGTCTTCGTCACCAGCGCCTGCCGCTCGCCGCGGGACTTCTCCACAATCTCAGCCGCGACCATCTTCGCCACATCCTGCATCTGCTCGGGGTTCATGCCTGCTCCTTCAAGTGGGACAGCGTGAGGGCGGCCAGCTCTCGCGCCAGCTCCTCTAGGTTGGGGGTCTGCTCTGCAGCGGGCTTCGATGCTTCCGGCGCCGCCGCCTCGGCCGCCGAAGTCTCCTGGGCAGGTTGCTCGGAAGGCTCGGCCTCCCACGCAGTCACCTCGCCGCCGCACTCAGGGCATGCAGGCACGGTCGTCTGCCACTCGCACGCACCGCACTTGATGACGGCGCCGCCCGCCTTTGCCGCCTCTACCGGCGCCACATCCAATGGAAGACCCTCAGACGGAACGTCTGCCGCAGCCTCGCTCGCATCCTTCGCCGCAAGCGCAGCCAGCACCCGCGCCGTCACAAGGTCGGCCATGCGCTCGGCGGCCGCGTCAGCCTCGAGCCCCTTCACGCGGAGGGCGCGCTGATTCCCAGGCACCACGACGACAGAGATTTCAAGCAATTCCTGGGAGAGCGAGTCATACCCGCCCAGTTCGTTCTGCTTGAAATCCTGCATCACGTAGCGGACGGACACAGCATTGAGGAACCCGCCCGCCACCTTCGCTTCAACCTTGCGCGCGAACTCGTCGTCCTGGTCGAACTGGATGTCGACCATGAGCGCGTCCCCGTCCACGTAGGCGAGGCCCTTGCCGATAGGCAGGATGGGAGCGCCCGACTCGAGGCCCGCACCCTCATCGTGCTGATACAGCACGACGGGGTTTGCGTTGTAGGCGTCCAGCTTCCAGCCGGCCACGCTCACGCGGTCCTGATAGCGGTCCACCTCGCCGTCGTTCGCACGGAACGTATACAGCGTGCCGGACTTGGAGTCGGCCGCTGCCTTAGTGGCAAGGTTGAACGTCTTTAGGCGCTGCATCCTGCGCCCTAAATGGGGGCACGTTTTGGTTGTGGCTCACGCTGCCACGGCTCGTCGCTGGTAGCCGTTGGCTCCTGCGCTGGCGTCTCGCCTGCCGGCTGCGTCTCTACCTGACCAGGCAGCGGCAACGGGTATCCCTGGCGGTCCGGGTCCGGCCGCAGCCCTGCCAGCTCGCGCCACTCGTCATAACTGAAGGCCTCGGGCATGCGACTCATCACCTTGAGCTGATGCTCGCGGTCGGCCGGGACGGGCGAGTCGTAGTCCAGCACCACGTCGGGGCCGAACTGCGGGGCCAGCCGCGCCTGGAGCTCCGTCCGCAGGAACTCGAGCCGCGGCAGCACGGCCTGTTCTGCGAGCAGTTCGCGCGCCGCAAACGCCGTAGCGCGGTTGCTGTTGGAGATGTCGCCAACAATCTCGGGCGGCACGCGGTACGTCATCCGCACGAACTCCATCAGGAAGCGCCGCAGCTCCACGAACTGCATGTCCTTAAGGGACGTGTCCAGCCGCGCGAACGTCGTCTTCCCGCCCGTGACGAGCAGCTTGCCGGCGCGGTCCGGCCCCTTGTGTTCGCGCTCGAGGCTTTCCTTGAATGCGCGCACGGGCGCAGCGTTGGCATCGTTCAGCCCGTCGATGGACACGACGGCCGCCGGGAGAGTGCTGTTGAAGAAATAGTTCTTCGTATACCGAGCCGCGTACTCGTCCGCGTCCAGTTCGTCACCGAGCGCAAAGGCCGGCCCGATTCCACGCCCCAGAGGGTCGTCAGGGTCCAGCGTCCGCAGCGCCACCACGTCAGCAGCCGGAATCCTCCGCGCCTTGCCGCCGATGTTGACCTGATAGAAGCGCTCCTCTTTCGGTGCCGAGAGGTCCGGCAGCGCAGTCACGGCGTTAGGCGGCACCGGCCACGCTCCGACGATGACGCCGGCCACGCGGTCGAGCACCCAATAGGCCTCGCCCACCAGGTCCAGATGCACCTGGGAGAGCTTCAACACGGCGCGGCCAGACAGGTGGTCGCTAGGGTCCGTCAGCAGCGCGAGCAGCGGATGGTCTGGCACCTCGACCATCTCGCCGGACTGCGTCAGAGCGCGGATGCGCGCAGCGCGGGCAGTCTTGCTCGAAGTCCGCAGCGTGAAGTCCCGGCGGCCGTCAGCATTGACGCGGCGGTACACGCGCCACTGTGCGTTCGCCACGTTGTCGGCCACCACGTCAACAACCGTTCGCAGCCAGGGCATCTCCTTGTAGGCGCGCAGCAACTCCGACGCCCCGCGGCGCGGCGGCGCACTCACCCAGCGCGACACCTCGAGGCCCGTGCCTGGCCGCTGCTTCCCACCGAATGCATCCTTGACGTTGTCCCACCAGCTCATGGCCTCTCCCTAGAAAACAGCGAAGAACTGGTCAGCGAACACCAGCTCGTGCACGCCCCAGTTCATGGCGTCCACGCGGTCGTCGCGCCTGTCAGGGCGCCCCGTGAAAGTCGTTAGTTGCTTCTCCAGCGTCGGATGCTCACCGACGAACTCGATGCGTCCCGTCTCGGCGAGCGCGGACACAGGCTCGGCCCGCTTGCTTTTCTGCTCTTTGGCGCGGACGGGCTTGATGTAGACGCTGACGCCCATCTCCTGGGCGACCGTCTCCACCAGCGTTGTCACCATCTCGCCGCCGGTATTCATTTCGACGACCAGCGCGTCACAGTTCCATGCCAGGTATTCGTGGACGGCGGCCGTGGCCCACTCCCGCGGCGTGGCCTTGCAGCTGGAGTCCTTGAGGATGGACACCCGCTTGAGGCCGTCCTTACCACGGCGCACGCCCTGGACGATGATACCCGTCTCATCCGCACCGAGGTCCGACGTCGGCGCGGGGTCAACGGAGACTATGCGGCGGTCCAGCCCCTTGGCGTACTCGAGCGGCTCCGCGTCGACGCGGCCCCAGCGCGCAGAGCCGAACAGACTCCCGGGCGTGTCCATCAGCAGCTGGCCGAGGACCTCTTGCTGTCCCCAGCGCGTGCCCGCCATTGCCTGCATCGTGGCCACCGTGGACGGCGCCAGGTTGGCCGAGTTGGCGAGGCTGCTTCCCGTGATGACGACAACGCCAGGCCGCGCCACCAGCTCGGCCAGCTTTGGCACCGGCCGTGGCGTGCCGGTGAGCAGCACCTGGGGCGGAAACTCAGCCGTCCCAATTCTGTTGAACAGCGGGACCTGGTCGAGCGCCGCCATGTCATAGCGCCAGATTTGGGGCTCGTCGCCCCAGCAGAAATAGGTGTTAGTCCCGCGCAGGCGGTCCGGCTTGTCCGCGCTGTAGGCCATAGCGAACACGCCGTTAGGCCAAGTCAGTCGCCGCTTGCTGGGCTCGTAGACGGGGCGGAAGTCGGGCGGGCTTAGGGCGAGGATGCCGCTCGGCCCCTTAATCATCACGTCCCGAACGTCGGCCGCTGTCGGTCCGATGAGCGCCCCGGCGCCTTTGGCCTCGCGCGCCTTCTGGATAACCCACCGCGCGCCGCACCAGGTTTTCCCGAAGCCACGGCCCGCCATGACTACGCAGTAGTTCCACGCCCCGGCCGGCGGCATCTGCTGGCGCCGCGCCCAGAAGTCGAGGTCGTAGGTCAGCGCCGTGACCTCGTCGTCCGTCAGCCCCTCGAACAGCCGGCGCACCTTGGCCGGCGTCCCGGCCGTGCGGCACATGTAGGAGGCGACGGACTCCTCTGGTCCAAGCTGGTCGATGATGGCGCGCCACTCACTCCGCATCGGCCTCGGCCTCCGCGTCAGCCTTGGGCGCCGGCTGCGCTAGACGCTCGAGGCGCGAGAGCAGCAGCTCGCGCAACTCCTCCACGTTGGCCTGGCCGGGAGTGCCGGACGAATCGGACACGTTGTCTTGGCGCGAGTACCGCTGGGGGAACCGGCGCGACAGGACCCACATGCGAATTTTTGGCGCGGCCTCCGCTTGCTCGAGCAGCCGCGACAGCTGCGCCGCCTCGAACTGCGATTCGGCTTCGTTGACGCCCTCGAAGAAATCGCGCGCCAACCCGCGAGGCTCGCGCGCTCCGGTCTGGTACCACTTGCCGAAAGTGGACTCGCCCACCCGCACCAGGCCGGCGGCCACCTTCCGATGCTGACCGGCGCGGAGATGCGCGCAGACCTGGGCAATCAGCTCCGCCGTCAGCTTCGTTTGTTTGCGGCCTCGAGCCATCCAGCCAGAAATGGGGGCAGCTTTTTGGGGCTGGTGCCGTGCGCGCTCTACAGCAGGACGGCCCCTCTCTCCGGTGGCTAGTTCCGGGAACGCTGCGGAACCAGCCGGAACCGGCACACAGCATCACCCACGCTCACACACCGCCTACACGGGCCTACTTTTTCCACAGTGTGCGCAATGTAGTTATGTGTAGGGAGGTGTGCGCTCGTGTCGCACAGTCGGTTCATTTTTTGTTGGGTTTTTTTAAACTGCCCCCGCGCCGAGCAGTAGAAAAATGGCCATGTAGGGCAAACTCACACATGGGGGGGGTGTGAATCTGCCTGCATCGCCCTACGTTTGCCTACATGCTACAATGTGCGCAACGTGTTGATATGTGGGAGGAGGCGCACGGGTCTTGCGCTCTGCCCCTAGCCATCGGTCTACAAGTAGGGGTTTGCAGCCTCTAAGTCAAGCCCAACACGCCACCCACTCACCCGCTCGATACCCTCAAAACCCGCCCCGAATTCGCGCGTCACACGCCCCGGCGTCAGCACAGACAGCCCGCCACTCGCGCTCATAGGCGTTTTGTGCGGCCGTTTCCGCCACTGACAGCAGCCCCTCGCCAGGGCGCAGCATCAGACCGCACAACCCGCACGCCGTCCGGTATCGGTTGCGCCGCAGGGCCGCGGGCCGGTCCACGCACGTCAGGTGCCGCGGCCCCACCGCTAACTGATACTCGATGACTTCGCCGCGCTCGATAGGCCCGCCGCAGGCCGCGCACGCCCCGGGCCTGTCAGCTCGTAGTCGTGGCACGCCGCCGCCCCTTCCGCACCAGCACCAACCGCAACACCTCGAGCGCCTCGCGGAGCTGCGCGTCCACCTGTCGCCGGCCGATGCCCATCTCCTGCGCCAGACCTCGAGCTGACGTCTGCCGCGCGCCGGCCAGCCCGAACGCCGCCTCGACTAGCTGTCGCTGCGGCATCGTCAGTCCCCGCACTGCCCGCCGTACCTGGCGCAACTCCAGCCCCTCGGCGAGCAGAGCCTCCGGGTGCGCCCACTCAGTGCCGCCCGACGCCTCGCCATCTACCTGCACCACCTCGCACCGCCCCACCTTGGGTCGGCCCCTGCCACGCCTGGCGTGGTAGCTGGGACGCACGTCCAGCCCGTGCGCGCCCACGTAGTCCCGCAGCGCCCGCCGCACCGGACGGAAGGCGACGACGTGGAAGTCGCCGTCATCCAGCCGGTAGCCGTCGCACACGCGCAGCGCCCGAAGGGACGCCTCTTGGATGAGGTCGTCCCACTGGACCGTCCCGGCCGCGCCGCGGAACTTGCCCGCCTCGCGCCGTAGCCACGGCTCGAGCAGCAGCAACAGCCGCCCTTCCTCGGCGCGTGCGTCCCTGCCAGCCGCGCGCAGCTCGCGGATACGGGCGGCGCATAGGCTGGCCAGGGAGCGAGTGGTCACGGCCGCGCCACACCGCCGCACGCCGGGCACCGCGCAGCCTCGCCGGCCGCGCACACCGTCACCTCAAGGCGCGGGCTTGCCTTGTCGTCCAGCCGGACCGCGTGCAGCTCAACCACCTGGGAGTCGTCGCCCCAGGCAACGCCGTTCAGGGCGTCCAGCCCTGCCTTCAACACGTTGTCCAGGTCGCCGCGGCGGGCTGGCCTGTAGGCCGCCACCGTCACAGACACCGGCCCATCCAAGGGGCGCAGGCCCAGCAGCGCCACCGTCGTCTTGACGCGCGCCGAGTAGGCTCGGCCCTCGGCGGACTTGATGATGCGGTTGCGAAAGACCCGCCAGATGCGGTTAACGCTGGGCGGGTAGGGCAGGGACAGCTTCACAGCCGCCCCTTTCGGACGTCCCATAGCTGCCGCCTGAGCGCATCAACCGCGCGCGCTCCAATGTGAGACGCCGGCTCGACGCCGACCCATGTGGCCGCGAGGCCGCAGAGTCGGCGGATAACGGCCACGTCCTGCACCGCGGCGAGCAACTCCACCAGCGCCCCGGTCCCAACCGTTACGCGCTCGGCCTTTGCCGCGTGCGCCGCCAGGGCTGCGCGCTCGAGCCTCTTTCTGACGGCCTCGGTCACGGCTCGTCCTTGTTCTGCGCCGACTCCCGCTCCTTGGGGTGAAGGGCGGACTGGACCACGCGCGCCAGGTTGACCAGTTCCTCCCAGCCCTCCATCGGCAACATCGCCTCGCCCGTGTCGCCGTCCTCGGCGCACGCCTCATCCATCTCAAGCACCACGCGCGACAGCTTGCACAACCAGTTCGCATCGGGGCCGTGGCGCGCGTCCCGTCCGCCGAGGTCCTTGGAAATCCCCTCGGCATCCGCTTTCCGCAGAAACGACTTCAGTTGGTCCACTTGCTCCAGCAGGCCGTCGCGCTCATCCGCGAGCATGTCGTTTAGTGCGCGGACCTCAAACACTTCCCGCCGCGCCAACACCAGCTCGTCTCGGACTCGCTGTTCCTTCGCTGTCTTTCCGCTCATGGCTCGCCCTTCCTTTCCGTAACCAGCGGCGCCGACAGGCACGCGAGAGTCGTGTACCAACGCTCGCTCGCCATGTAGTCCGCGCAGGCCTGCCGCTGACGTTCTGCCGCCACAACGGCCAGCGCCTTCCAATAGTCGCGCTCGCGCTCCAGCCGCTCGGCCTGAGCAATGATGGGCAGCACTGCCGCCCGCGCCACGTCGCGCTCCTGGCGCACCAGCTCGAGCGCCTCGCGCAGATGGTCCGCGTCGGTCAGAATCACGGCGCCACCTCCGCGCTTCGCGCCTTGCGGCGATACACCTTCCGGCGCACGTTGCGGCACTCCGGGTGCAGCTTGCGCGGGCGGCCGAAGCCAAGGCTTTCAACGGGCTTCTTGCAGACGAGGCAGCGTGCCGGCTTCGCCGTCAGCTTGTGCAGGCGTCGATTACAGGTGGGGCAGTAGGGCTTGGACGTCACAGGTCAAACTCCGAGTCAGAGATGCGGAAACGGCTGCGGATGCGGCGGCACTCAGGACACCAGCGCCGAGGGCGCCCGCGGCCCTGGTAGGGCAGGGGACGGGTGCAGACGACACAAGCGGCGGGCGGATGCTCTCGAGGCACCGGCTCGAGCGTGCGGACAAGGGCACCGCACGATGGGCACGGAGTCGTCGTGGGACGGACAGCGCGGCTCACGGCGGCTCCTCCTGGCAGTCCTGTGCGCGCTGCCTGCTAGGCGTCCAGCGAGCCACCACCAGCGAGTCGCAGAGGTCGCACCGTTGAAACATCACCACGGCCTCCACCTCGTCCTCGGTGGCGTCCGGCACGTTCTCCGCGACATGCCGCAGACACAGCAGACGGGAGGCGGCCACGCGCCAGGCGTCGAGTTCCACGGGCGTCATGGATGAGCCTCCGCTGCGCCCGTCTCACACAGACCCCAGCGCACGCATCCCTGTTCATGTGGCTCGGCCGCAAACAACTCAAATTGCCTGCCCCCGCGACTCGTCCGGCTCCATTCCACCACCTTGTCAATGGACCAGCACTCGCCGCCTGCGCCCGTCTTGGCTTGAAAAAACGAGGGTGGGTTTTTTAACGGCTGGCCTTTGGCCTCTGCCCTTGCGTACGCGGCCTCTGACACCTTGCGCTCAAGTTCGCGCAGTCGATCGATGCGTGACGGGTCGGTGTCGGCAATAAAGCGCAGTTCGTCTTTTCGGGCGTAGATGCAAGGCCAGCACCCCACGCGAGCAGCGCCGCGCAAATAAAGAGGATTGGGCTGCAGGCCGTGGCGTGTGTGAATGTCTATGACGTCTTGCTCGCTCCAGCGGATAAGCGGTCGCCACACCTCACAGTCAAAACCGTCCTGCCACTCCCACTCCGGCAGCTTGCTACGTGCTTCGCTCTCGGCGGCGCGGATGCCCTGCAT